CGACGATGCCTACGATGGCGTACAGTTTACGCTCCGCTTACGGGACCCACGCATCCCTCGAGTGCAGCAGATTATTACCACCACACCCAAGCCAAAAGAATTAATTGTAGACCTAAACGAGGGTAAAGTAGGCGGCGACGTGTACGTGTCAAACGCCTCGTCTTATGACAACAGAGCCAACCTCTCAGAGACGTTCTTCAAACAGCTTGAGACTTACGACGGCACTGACATTGGCCGCCAAGAGATCTATGGCGAGATCCTTGACCCGGAGCAGTCCGGCATCATCAAGCGCAAACAGTTTAAGCTCTGGCCGGCCAATAAACCGACTCCAACGCTGGAGTATGTCATTGCGTCGTATGATCCGGCGACTTCTGAGAAGACAATGAACGACCCGACCGCCTGCACCATCTGGGGCGTGTTTGAGCAACAAGACGCTGGTACGGCGGTAATATTGCTAGACTCCTGGGACGAGCACCTGTCCTACCCGGAGCTACGTAGGAAGGTAATCAACGACTTCAAGGAGGTCGTCTACGGCGCCGATAATGACTTTGGTAAGGGCCGAAAGGCGGACCTGATCCTGATGGAAGACAAGTCGGCGGGTATCTCGCTGATCCAGGAGCTCCAGGGCGCCGGTGTCCCGGTCAGGGGGTACAACCCCGGCCGTGCCGATAAGGTACAACGATTAAACATTGTAGCACCCATGGTGGCCAAGGGCAAGGTCTGGATACCAGAGGAACCACAACGCAAGGGAGAATATGCAGACTGGGCAAAACGTTTTCTGCGTCAAGTATGTTCATTTCCAGAGGCTGGCGGACACGACGACTACGTCGACTCCCTCTCGCAAGCGTTGCGCGTTCTACGTGATTCTGGATGGATCCAACTCGATCCGCTACCAGCTCGAGACTATAGTTACGTGGACGACGACCTAAGCAAACGGTTTGCCAACCCCTACGCCCAGTAGGGCGGATCCCCCGAGTTTTGTGCATTAGTATAAATAGGAATAACTACCCGCTCAAAATGAACTTTCTAAAGACCCCACAACAAATGTTAATGGAAGAGGCTGGCATGACGCCCGCCTCTCCGGGCATGTTAAAGACCCCACAACAGTTGTTGATGGAAGAGTCTGGCATACAGCCTAAGTTTTTTGCGGATGGTGGTAGCACAAATCAAATGAGCCCCGAAATGTTGCGGGCTTTAATGCAAGCATATGACTACCAAATGGCAAATCAAATGCCACAAGCCGAGCCAACGTTTCAAGCACAACCCCAAACAGCAACAACCTGGATGCGCGACAAAATAGCAAGTTTGATTGGTGAAAGACCGGCCGACAGATTATTTGGAACTGGCTCTGAGGGGCAGCAAACAGAATATTTACCACTTCAATTTTTAAACCCGCTCTCGATGGCAACATCTATTGTTGATGCAGGACCAGAAATGAAACGACAATTAGAGCAAGGAGAAACTGGTGGTGCTGCCTTGACTGGCGGAATTGCTGGATTAAATGTTCTTCCTTTTGCAAAGCCAATTAAAAAAGCGGCAAGCGCAATTTCAAAAAAGATTAAAAAATAATGGCAAACCCAATATTACCTATTCAGTCTGGTGCAAATTTGCCGGGCCTTGACACTGAAGAAAACATTCAAAAGGCCATGGCACAAGATGCCGAGATGGACTACTACGAAGACGCGTTGGGCTTAGAGCCGGGCGACGTTGAAGAGGAAATAATCGAATTAGAAGATGGTTCTGTTGTTGTCAACTACCAAGAAAAACAGAGCCCACGTAAAAACCCAGAGTTTTACGAGAACTTGGCAGAGTCGTTTGATGAGGGTACACTACAGGCTCTGGCGACAGAGTACCTGGATTTAATTGACGTTGACAAAGAGTCACGTTCACAGCGAGATAAACAGTATGAAGAAGGATTGCGTAGAACTGGGCTTGGAAAAGATGCACCTGGAGGGGCGACGTTTGACGGTGCTTCCAAAGTGGTGCACCCAGTTATGGCAGAGGCCTGCGTTGATTTTGCTGCGTCAACGGCTAAGGAATTACTTCCACCCGATGGCTTAGTTAAGTCTAACATCAAGGGCGAAGCAGACCGATTAAAAGAAGAAACGGCAGACCGTAAGGTTAACTTCCTTAACTGGCAGCTAACCGAGCAGGTACCTGAGTATCGCGACGAGATGGAGCAGTTACTCACTCAGTTGCCGCTAGGTGGTTCACAGTTCCTTAAGTGGCGCTGGGATGAAGAGCAAAAGCGTCCAATCTGTGAGTGGGTTGCGATCGATAACATTTTGTTACCATACTCATCTACTAACTTCTACACCGCGCAACGTGTAACCGAAGTACAAGACATCACCGAAGACACATTCTTGCAGCGTGTTGAGGCCGGTATTTATATCGACATTGACAGCGAGTATTCGTCTGACGCGCCGTTAAATGATCAGACAAGATCTGAAAAAGCAAACAACAAGATTGAGGGCAAGGACATGCCTTCAAAAAACATTGACGGATTACGTCGTGTTTATGAGATCACTTGTTTTATGCGTTTGGAAGAAGACGACAAAACTAAGGGACAGCGCGCCCCTTACATTTTAATGATTGATGAGACCACAAGCAAAGTCTTGGGCCTGTATCGTAACTGGGAAGCAAATGATGAGAAGTTTGAAAAACTGGACTGGTATGTCGAGTTTAAATTTATCCCTTGGCGTGGCGCTTATGCTATTGGCCTTCCCCATCTTATTGGTGGTCTTAGCGCTGCTCTCACTGGTGCTCTACGTGCTCTCCTTGATGCGGCGCATATTAACAATTCCCAGACGTTACTTAAACTCAAGGGTGGACGAATTGGTGGCCAAAGCGATCGAATCGAACCTACGCAAGTAGTAGAAATTGAGGGAGCACCTGGTGTTGACGATGTTCGCAAGATTGCGATGCCAATGCCGTTTAATCAACCATCCAGTGTATTGTTTAATTTACTGGGCTGGTTAACTGACGCAGCAAAGGGTGTTGTTACCACTGCAGAAGAAAAGATTGGCGAGGCAAACAACAACATGCCGGTTGGTACGGCCCAGGCTCTTATCGAGCAGGGTGCTAAAGTATTCTCCAGCATTCACGCACGTTTACACCGCAGCCAAGCTAAATCGCTGGCAATTATCTCCCGTATCAATCACTGGTACTTGGAAGAGATGGACAACCAGTCTGGCGAAGAGATTCGTGTACGCGACTTCTCGTACAACAGCGACGTACGTCCAGTATCAGACCCCAACATTTTCTCTGAGACACAACGTCTTGCACAAAACCAGGCCATTCTACAAATGGCTACGTCAGCACCCCCTGGAATGTTTGACATTCGGGCGGCGTATCGCAGGGTATTGCACCAGTTAAAGGTACCTAACATTGACGAGATATTGCCAAACCCATTGGGCGCAAAAGAGTCAAACCCAGCATTAGAAAACGTTTCGATGACAATGGGCAGACCAGCGGCTGCGTATCCCGACCAAGACCACATCAGCCACATTAAGATTCACCTTGAGTACGCTGCAAACCCAGCCTATGGTGGCAACCCTGTAATTGGACCATCGTACGCACCGTTAGCGTTAGAACATATTAAGCAACACTTAACGCTGCATTACTTGCAGTCGATGAGGTCGTACGTTGCACAGGCTCAGGGTGGTAGGGATACGTTAGAACTAAACCAAGAGAAACCATTAGATTTAGAATCTCAGCAGGCCTTGGCACTAGCCTCGCAGATGGTTGGACAAGACGCACAGACAACATTGCAGCCATACATTGGGCAGATACAAGAGTTGGCAGCTAAAGTTCAACAGGCCCAACAGGCACAGATGGAAAAAGTTGCGGCTTCTGACCCAACCGCCCAGGTTATTCTTAAGACCCAGATGGCTGAGACCCAGCGCAAACAGCAAGAGGCACAGTTTAAGATGCAGATGGAGCAGTCAAAGGCCCAGCAAGATTACGAGCTTAAGATCGCCGAATTGCAGCGCAAAGTACTGGAGCTACAGAGCAAGTACGAAGTACAAACCGAGCTCGATAACCAGAAGAACTCTACCAACATTGCAATTAATAGCATGAACAACTCCTCGCGCGAGCGGGTGGCTGCTATGCAGGCACAGATGCAACTAACAAACCAAGAAATAGCGCTCGCCCAAGAGCAGGCAATGCTTGGTATCCAGGCAGTAAACGAAGCAGAGAAAGATATCCGTCAGCATGGTATCGAGATTGAAAAACAGCAGTTTTTAACAGATGCCGAAATGGCTAAACAGGCAGTACAGGCAGCACTACAACCAAAACCCACCACAGGAGTATAACATGGCCGAAAATTTAAAAGGCTTCCGTCAAACATACCAGGAGACTGGTCAACTATCTAGCGGCGGCGGCCCCGGAGAGAAAAACCTAGACGCTGGCGCGTCTGGCTCACACCGCGATAACAACTGGAAGCGGGGCGCAGCGCAGGGCAGACTAAAAAATGCCAAGCCAATTGGTCCAGGTAAAAACCTTAAAGATATCCAAGGCGGCAATTTTTATTAATTTTAGGGCGGAATCCTTCATATACTTGCATTAGTGAGATTATGAAGGACTTTTTATCTGAAATTATCGGTCGTGTAAAGACTGAGCAAAAATCACTAGCGGAATCCGTTACCGCAGGAACTAACGTAAATTCGTTTGAGGACTACCAGAGATTGGTTGGACGACACGAAGGTTTTAAGATTACGTTAGACATTATTAATGAAATTTTAACGGAAGACGACGAAGACGAATCGTAAGATTCAAGAAAGGACTGCCGAATGGCATTTGATATATCACAAAAGGAAGACCCAGATCTTCGCTCGGAAGCGGAATGCTTTCCGGACATCGATCCAGGTATTGAAGTAGCCGGAGACCGTGTTTTAGTGCAGTTACGACGGGAAAAGGCAAGAAGCAAGGGCGGAATCATTTTAGTTGACGAAACCCGGCAGACGTTACGTTTCAATGAGACTGTAGCTAAAGTACGCCAAATTGGCCCACTAGCATATAAGTCGCCAGATACCCTAGAGCCTTGGATTGAAGGCCCTTGGTGCAAAGAAGGCGATTTGGTTAGAACAATTAAGTACGGCGGTGACCGTTTTGTTGTAAGCCCAGATGATGAAGGCTCCCCCGTGGTGTTTATTACCATCCAGGCACGTGAAATCATCTCACGCATTAAGTCATTTGACCATGCGCAGAAGATGAAAGCGTTTGTAGACTAATTTTGAAAGAAAATTATGGCAGATAATGAAAAAGACGTTCCTATTAAGGAACAAGATGATGGCTCCGTTTTAGCCAAACTGGAAGAGCATGTTGATCATTTCCCAGAAGAAGAAAAACAAAAAGTTGTTGACGAAACAGAAGACAGCGACCAGGAAGAAGATGAGCCCGTAGAAGCTGCCGATGGCGGTGAGGTGGATTCTGATCCTGAGGAAACAGATGAAGACCGCGAAAAAATTCGCGAGGCACGTAGAGAAGAGCGCCGGCTAAAGAAAGAATTAAATAAGCAGCGCGAAGCAACGGCCCGCAACAAAATTAACGCACTTGAACGACGTAATGCTGAACTGGCAGAACGTTTAGCTAAGGTAGAGAGCACCACAGCATCCTACCAGTTTGCACAGATTGATAAGGCAATCGAAGACGAGGCAACTCGTGTAGAGTACGCCAAGATGAAGATGTTGCAAGCCGCGCAATCAGGTGACGCAGCAGGACAGGTAGAGTATTTAGAGCAGCTAACAGAAGCAAAGCAACGACTTCAACAAGCTCAATACTACAAGAAACAACAGCTCGACACGGCTCAAGCACCCAAGCAAAATGTACCAACACCCATGGCTGAGGAAGTTCAGCGAAATGCGACACGTTGGTTAAACAAAAACTCTTGGTTTGATCCACAGGCTCGAGATACAGATAGTAGAATCGCCAAGGTAATTGATCAAGAACTCGCACAAGACGGATGGGATCCAAGCGATCCTGAGTACTGGGAAGAGTTAGACAATCGTTTATCTGCACGTCTGCCACACCGCTACACTTCAAAGGGCGGCCAGCAAACCCGTAGAGCAGGCCCAACGGCCTCTAGCCGGGTGGCAAACACAACCAGCGCAAAACCTGGAACCATTACGCTAAGTCGTGACCGTGTTCAGGCAATTAAAGACGCGGGTGCGTGGGACGATGTTGAGAAACGAAATAAAATGATCCGCGCATACGCTTCGTATGATCGCGTTAACAAAGGATAATTATCATGGCAAATACAAGAATCAAACGCGACTTAGAAGATCGTTTAGTAGATCGAGTCGAGGAAACAAAAGAACGGATGGCAGCAGAAGATCCGGATTCGAAATCACGGCGCGAACGTGCAGAGGCGTTCAGAGATAAATGGCAAAATAGCGCATTGCCGGACCTTCCAGTTGGAGCAATCCCTGGATTCCATTTGTGTTGGTTATCCACCACAAATAATTATGACAGTATCGACAAACGTATGGCATTGGGTTATGAGCCAGTGAAAGCCGCGGAATTAGGAAAAGGCTTTGAAGCACTAGGTAAAATGAGCTCGGGCAAGTTTGAAGGCTGTGTTAGTTGTAACGAGATGGTTCTCTTTAAGTTACCAGAAGAAATCTATCAAGAAGTGATGCGCATGATGCACCTTGAGGATCCCCTTGAACATCAACGCAATATCACCGCATCCGTTCGGAGCACTGCTCAAGACGGCAAAGGTGGTAGATCTATTCTTGAAGGTGGAGTTTTGGAAATGGAAAAAGAGGCCGCAAAAGCAAATAGTAATATTCGCTTCCAATAACATTCTTCAAAATAACAAAGGAAAAACATAAATGTCCACAACATTTAAACCCTTTGGTCTGAAGCCTGCATACCATCCAAGCGGTTTGGACCGTGCCACTGCATTCGTGGGTACGAACTCCTTCCAAGCTGCTACTGATAACACATACAACGCTCCCTACTCTTTGAGTGCTGGTCAAGCGTTTTATCAATATCAGCCAGTTGGTCTAAATGCCTCAAACCAATTAACAATCGCTGCTACATCGGCAACTGGCGGTTCCGCTGGCACTGTGTACGGTGTATTTGATGGCGTAGAGTTTACCGACGCCCAAGGCCGTCGTTCCGTATCTAAGTGGGCCTCTAAGACCCAATTAGATGCTTACACACAAATCATTTTCTGGCTCTGGACAGATCCAGCTATGGTTTACGAAGCACAGATCAATGGTTCTGCTGACGCTAGCTCTATCGGCGCACAGTATGACTTTAGTGGTGCAACTGGTTACACTACTGCTGATGGTATCTCCATTGGTAACGGTGGCGCTGGTTTCTCAACCACTGCACTAGCAGCGTCCGCTGTAGCTACTACAGTACAAGGTCAGGTGCGTGTGATTGGTCTCGGACGTGAAGTAGCTTACCCACCCGGCGAAACAAATGCCTGGGGTGACACATTCACGATTGTTCAGGTACAGATCGCTAACAACACGTTTGTAGCGCCTAAGGCTTCGGTCTAACATTTAACGAAAGGAACTAGCAAATGGCAACCCCAATGCGCAGTACAGACTTTCGTGCGGTAGTCGAGCCGATTATCAACGAAGTCTTTGATGGCGTTTATGAACAACGCGCTGACGAGTGGAAGGGATTTGTAGAACAGATCCAAGGTATTCCACGTAACTATCACGAAGAAGTAATGCTGTACGGTATGAATGCAGCTCCTGCCATGCCTGACGGAACTCCTGTCAGCTATGACCAGGGTGGTACTCTGTACATCACCCGTTTCATCTATCAAATCTATGGCTTGGCATATGCCTTGACCAAGGTATTGATGGAAGACGGTGATCACATCCGTATCGGCAGCACCTTCGCCAAGCACTTGGCTCAGTCTATGATTGAAACCAAAGAGACATTGTGCGCTAACTTACTAAACTTCGCATTTACTTCCGGCTATACCGGCGGTGACGGCGTAACCTTAGTAAACACAGCTCACCCTGTAGCTAACGGTCTCACCTATAGCAACAAGTTGACTACCCCTGCCGCTTTGTCGCAGACTTCTGTTGAGCAAATCCTCATCCAGATCCGTTCTGCAATCGACAACAACGGTAAGCGTATTCGCTTGAAGGCCGAGCAGTTAGTAGTACCCCCAGCACTCGAGTTCCAGGCAGAGGTAATCCTCAAGTCTGTTCTCCGTTCTGGTACTGCTGACAACGATCTCAACCCAATCAAGTCTACTGGTATGCTACCAAAGGGTACACACGTTGTAACCCGTTTGAGCTCCAGCAAGGCATGGTGGGTACAGACCGATGCTGAGAATGGTCTCATGCTCGTAATGCGTCGTCCAATGGAGAAATCCATGGAAGGTGACTTCGAGACTGATTCTATGCGCTACAAAGCCACCGAGCG